AGAAAAACCTGTAAAACTTTCTGATGGTGGACAATTACCACAAGAGACCCCAAGATCAATGCCACAAGCAGATCCGATGGCTGAAGATTGGGCAAGTAAAAACACATGGTTTGGACGAGACAGACCTATGACTTTTACTGCGTTCGAGATTCACAAGGATGTTGTTAATGAAGGATTTGATCCTAAGTCTGATGAGTACTATGCGGAAATAGATAAACGAATAAAAGTTGACTTTCCCCATAAATTTGGTAATAGTGAAATAACTACGCCTAAACCCGTTCAGTCGGTGGCTTCTGCGAACAGAAGTGTAAAACAAGGGCGCAAAACTGTGAGACTCACTTCTTCACAGGTGCATATTGCAAAAAAATTAGGAGTGCCACTCGAAGAATATGCGAAACAAGTATTAAACACGGAAGGAGCATAAGCATATGGAAAATAATAATAAAGTTACTTCTCGTGCGAGTTCAACACGGTCTAAAACTGAAAGACCAAAAGTGTGGACTCCACCATCATCTTTAGATGCACCAAAAGCGCCTGACGGCTTTAGGCACAGATGGATAAGAGCTGAAACTATGGGTTTTGATGACACGAAAAATGTCCAAGGAAGACTCAGAGGAGGATACGAATTAGTGAGAGCTGATGAATATCCTGAGCAGGATTATCCAGTGAATAAAGACGGCAAGTACGCTGGAGTGATCGGAGTTGGTGGCCTAGTGCTGGCTAGAGTACCGGAAGAGATCGCAAAGTCGCGCGAAGAGTATTTTGATCAACAAACAAAAGACGCGGATCAAGCTATACAATACGATTTGAATAAGGAACAGCACCCAAGTATGCCAATCAATCAAGAGAGGCAGACTCGTGTAACCTTCGGTGGTACAAAGAAGGACGAAGATTAGTCTTTCTCGGGATAACAACCAATTCCCTACTATCGATTAAATTAACCGTGAATAGGTAAAACTATTCACACAAGGAGTAATAATATGGCTAACATAGACGCACCGTTCGGTTTTAGACAAGTGGGCGGACTAGGTAGTAGACCAACTTCTAACGGTACTTCACAGTATAAAATAAATAATGGCCAAACAGGCGCTATTTATGCTGGTGACGTAGTTGCATTAGGAGCAGTAGGCTCCGACCAAGCTGGTGGCGCAATCGCCGCTGGATATGTCGGTTCTTCTGAAACTGATACATCACGTAATGTAGGTATCTTTAATGGTTGTCTTTACCAAGACCCAACTACTAATAAGCCGACGTTTCAAAACTATTGGCCGGGTGATATAACTGTCACTACGGGCGATATTGATGCCTTTGTTTACGACAATCCTGATGACTTATTCGAAGCTCAAACATCTGGTACTCACACTCAAGCAGTAGTGGGTAGAGGTGTTGACATGGTATATGCAGCAGGTTCAGCAGTAAGCAATGGTAGATCTAAAGAGGAGATTACTGGTACGGCTGTTGCAAGCGGAATGTTTGCAGTAGTAAGACTAAGTGAAGATCCTTCTAATAGCGACGTAAGTTCAGCGAATTCTAACTGGATAGTTAAATTCAACGAACACATATATTACAACTACGATATACAATAAGGAGTATAGGACATGGCAATATCACGACAGCAGCTCATTAAAGAGCTAGAACCTGGCCTAAATGCTTTATTTGGGTTGGAATATAAACAGTACGCGGATCAAACTAAAGACATCTACGCAACAGAATCATCTGACAGAGCTTTCGAAGAGGAAGTAATGTTATCTGGTTTTGGTGATGCAGCAGTAAAACCTGAAGGTCAAAACGTAAGTTTTGATACAGCTCAGGAAACTTACACTGCTAGATACACGATGGAAACGATCGCACTAGCTTTTGCAATCACAGAAGAAGCAATAGAGGATAACCTTTATGACAGACTTTCTTCTAGATACACAAAAGCTTTAGCAAGATCTATGGCGAGTACTAAGAATACTAAAGGCGCAGCTTTACTTAACAATGCGTTCACATCCGGAACTTTCGGAGATGGACAATTTCTTATAGTAAATTCGCACCCTACGTTATCTGGTAATCAAAGTAACTTGTTAACGAATGCAGCAGACTTAAACGAAACTTCTTTAGAAGCGATGATCATTCAGATCGCGCAAGCTAAAGATGAGAGAGGTCTTAAAATTGCAGCTAAACCGAGAAGAATGGTTCTTCCGGTTAACTTGCAATTCGTTGCAGAGCGATTGATGAAATCTCAAGGTAGAGTTCAGACAGCAGACAATGATATTAATGCAATCAAAAACATGGGAGCAGTTCCAGAAGGATATGTTATTAATAATTATTTAGCTGATGACGACGCTTGGTTTGTAATCACTGACGTACCTAACGGTATGAAACATTTCGATAGAGCACCGTTGAAAACTTCAATGGAAGGCGATTTCGATACTGGAAACGTTAGATACAAAGCTAGAGAGAGATACGCATTTGGATGTTCAGACTGGAGAGGAATCTTCGGAACACCTGGAGTGTAATCTTAAACAATTTATGTGGCGGAACATAGTTTCGCCACATTTACTAAATAGAAAGAAAAAATGAAGAAATTCCTCATAAATCTTTGGGCTTACGATTATCACGCTAAATTTGAAGTTTTAGCGGAAGATAGTGCCCTTTCCATTGAAAAAGCAATCCTTGACAAGCTGGGAGAAAAGAGTATAAAATGGGAATCAACGGGAATGTTTAGAGACACTCCCAAGAGAATAACCTATGAGGAGGTTATAGATGACACAAGACCTATACAATACAAAACGGTCCTTGGAGTTAGAGTGGCAACAGGAGCACCTGAAGGAGGGCAAGTATAATATTAATATGTCCTACATTGATAAAAAAATTCAGGAAATTGTTAAAGAAATCATTGCCAAAGAGTTTGAAGAACAAACGCTTCAAACCAAAGTAGACGACGCTAAGGCTGAAGTTTCGATAGCCACTTAAGCGCTATCAAAAATCAATTTTTTTCCTAAGGATACCTTGCGCTGTATTAAAATTTAGCGTATAAATAACTCACTATACAATTAATTAGAACATAGACGCGTATAGTCGACGGCCTATAGACTATGTTCGGAAAATAGGAGGATATAATTATGGCAAACACAACGTTTAAAGGTCCAGTTCGTTCGCAGAACGGATTTGAGATCATAAAAGAGAGTGCTACAACAGGAGCTTTGACTACTGATATGGGTCTAAAGGTCCATGAGTACAGTCTGACAGTTGCAGCAGCGGATGCTACTGCAGTTAGTACTGAGACTTTACCTACTAACTTCATAGTGCTATCTGTTCTTGTGGCTGTTACATCAGCGGCAACTAATGCAGTGACTATTGACAATTTAGGACCTGTAGGAGCAACTGACACTTGGTTAGATGGGATTGGCGCAGCAGCTAATTCAACTGGCTTCAAAGGTGTCTTTGCAGGTAACGGGGGTAATGGAATAGTTAGTCTTGGCGGTGGTACAACAGCTGCAGCAACAGCACCAGCTGATTTAACAGTTACTTTATCAGGTGCCCCAGGAGCAGGTGGGTGTACTATTAAATTTAAAGTATTAGGAATTAGTTCGACTTCTGATACCGAGTAATAAATAAATTTTGTAAGCTCCTTCGGGAGCTTACAAGAATAGGAGAAAAATTATGGCATATGGCGGCGGAACATTTACAAGTGACCAGGGTTCCATTCAAATGGAGGCGGTTGGTAGTAATACTTTAGCAAGAACGGGCAGATGTAGAATTACATCTATTCAAGCTAAAGGTATTGCAACTTCAACTATAGTTTTCTATGACTCAGCTGACGCATCAGCACCAGGCAGTCAAGTTTACGTAGCTAAATATGGAACTGAAGGATTAAATACTCTTATTCCAGGTTCAGGTATTCTATTTAAAAATGGAATTGTTTATCATCTAACTGGAGCAAGTGGCAGCGTTACGGTAACTATCACTGGGGCGTAGGGTAAAGTTAGATGGCTAACATTACTTCCCATGGATACACTTTTGATAAGACTCTTCCGATTGATGAAATCATAGAAGAAGCTTATGAAAGAATTGGTCTACAAAACGTTTCAGGCTATCAATTAAAAACAGCTAAACGATCTTTAAATCTATTATTTTCTGAATGGAGTAATAGAGGACTTCATTATTGGGAAGTGGCGAATCAAGGCTTTACTTTAGTAGATGGAACCAATGTTTATACTACTTATCGATCCCCGGCCGATGGAGCGTCTCAAGGATTAACAACGACTTTGTCTGCAGGAATTAATGCAATAGTTAGCGATATTCCTTTAACAGAAGTTACAGATATGCCTGGTGCTGATCAAGGAGGAGGAACGATTACTGTTAACTCTGAAACGATTAGATATACCGGAAAATCTGCAGCTACGGGAGCAGCAAATCTTACAGGAGCCATCCGTGGTTCCAGCAGTACGACAGCTGCAACTCATTCCAGTGGAGACACAGTAACTCAACATGGTACAGGAATGGATAATATATTAGAAGTAAATTATAGAATTACTTC